TGGGTGGGGCATCCCTCGGAACTGAGGTGGACGCTGGATGGCTGAGTTTGTAAGGCTTGCGGAAGTGGTCCATAAGAAAAAGGATATGCGCGTCGTGAGCGTGACGGTAATCCCCACCATTGCTGACTGCTCCGGGCGGATCTGGTTTACCGACCTCCAATTGCAGGAAGGGCCGGTGCTTGCGGGATATGCTCCGCATTCAGAAACTGCACTTCAAAAATACAGAGAGGGTGGCGGGATAAAGGCTCCCGTGTGGTTCAACGGCGTGGTGCGCTCGGAGGAGACGGTCATCCTTTTTAACCTTGGGAAGACCTCCGCACCGCTTGACATCCACATTTATCCGAAATCCGATATGGCAGCGGGGACGGTGCGGCTTGCCCAGGGCGTGGGCGGCCAGAGGGTGTCTTTTCCGGATGCAGTGAAAGCGGAGGACGATATCGCGCTGCTTGCGGAAAGCAGGGAGTGTACACGGAACGGCGCAGCGTTTAAGAAAGATGGCTTTTACCAGTACAGCGCCGCATGGGATTCCAAGCATAAGGTTACGGTGGAGAGTGGGAAAACGGCGCGGCTGTTATTTACGATGCAGGAGATGCAGGAAGGGGGCGGGACATTCTGATGGACACACTCAAAGGAAAACAGATCATGGTATGGACGTTCATGGGCAACACGAGGATGTACCAGGCGCTTCGGGACTACGGCGACCGCATCAGCCAGATTGGATTGTTTTCTTTTAAAGTCCGTGCCACAGGCGAGATTTATGAGAGTGGCGTTTCCATTGCGGCAGGCTCCACCATGCGGACGTATATCAGCAAGTGGCCGCACATTAAGTGGCTTCTGACCGTGGCAAATGACGGAACGAACAGTATTTTCAAGGCACTGCGGGAGAACACGGACGGGGCGCAGGATAAGTTCCTTTCGGAGCTTGTACGGATCATGGAGAAATACCCGTGGTGTGACGGCGTGGACATCGACCTGGAGAAAGGGGACGATTACTCCACGGCGGCGAAGTCCACGGCCATGTTCCGTAATATCTACAACACTGTGAAGTCTTACAATCCTGCAAAACTGATGAATATCTGCCTGCCGGGAATGGACAGCATAAACGGTTCGGTCGGCGGGGAGAACTGGTGTGTCTACGGCGACCTCAATAACTACTGCGATACTGCCTCCATCATGAGTTACGGCATGGCATGGGCGGGCAGCGCGCCGGGGCCGGTGTCCCCGCGTTCATGGCTGGAAGGCATCTACGATTATGCCGTGAAAGTGATGAACCCGGATAAGGTGTTTTTAGGGATGCCCGCCTATGGGTGGAACTGGCGGATACATGACACGCCAAAGAACATGGGCGTAACTTACCGGGGGACTTCCAATACCTACTATGCCGCACAGCTCTGGATGACGGGCGGCTACAATTTCACGGACGACAAACCGCCGCAGCCCTTCATCCCTATTGTGGCCTATTGGGATGACTACGACAAGGTGCCGTGGGCGCTTCCCCATGTGTACGACTACATGGAGGGGCGGGATGCGGTTTCCTTTGATTACCCGCTGCTTTCCGGCACCTACAACCGCAGGCATTACCTTACCGCCTACGGCAAGGAGCAGAAGGCGGAATTTGACGGCATTTTGGTTGACCGGGACGGCGGGAACCCGGACAGCTATTCTGGCATCGTGTCTGTTTCGGACAGCATGGTAACGATGGGGGATAACGGCTCCGCTGTTTATAGATTTTCTGTACCCGCAGCGGGGACTTATGATATCGCCGTGCGCCTGTGCTTCCCCTTCTGGGATAAGAACGGGATATACATTTCCATTGACGGGGGCAGGAAGCACTTCACGGAAAGCCGCCTGTGGTGGCCGTACTGGAGGACTACCTTCTGGTCAGCACTGGCAGAGGGCATTTCCCTTTCCGCAGGGACGCACACCATCACGGTCTCGGTGGATGTGAAAGGGGTGCAGTTTTACGGCTTCCGTGTCTGCTCTGCTTTTTCGGAAGAACCAAGCGCCGGCTCTGCTGTATACACGCTTGCGCCGCGGAAATTCAAGGATGTGGACGGCAACATGGCGCAGCCGGACAAAGGCTTCAAGCTGACATTGGAGATGCTGCGGAGGAAGCCGGACTCGGCGCTCATCTGGTACGAGGACTTCCGGGATGAGAACCCCCTGCCGGAAAGCTACTGGACGATGCTTTCCGGCAAGTGGGAGGTGTGGCGGGAGGGATACGAGAACCGGCCGTACTCCCAGCTTGAGGGGAGCGGGCAGCTTGCATGGAAGTATAGCGGCTTTCAAGAACTGCACCTGCGGGCAAGGCTGGCATTCCCGGCAAACGGCAGCGGGAAGGCAGGGGTGTTCTGCGGTGATGTGTTCTGCTGTTTAAATTATGACACGCAGAGGGTGGAACTTTACAAAGGCTCCACCCTTCTTGGCAGTTACGGCCAGACGATCAGCCGGACACCGAATGCAGACCTGCGTGGGAACCCCACCATGTACACCATTGAAATGCGTATCCGGGGGAACCGGGTGCGTGTCTATTCCGGCGCATCCTACACGCTGCGTTTCACAGCTTCCCTGTCCGGATTTAATGGCGGCTACGCAGGATACCGCTCTGATAACCGTACCGTCTGCGAACTGATGAGGCTTGGGGATGCATGGACGTATGAGCCTTACGAGCGGTTCGATGTGCGGATGCCGGACGGCGGTTTTAAGTCCTTCGGGCGGATCAGCCGGAGCAATGCCGCATGGGATGAGGAATTCCAGGTATTCACGCTGACCGCTGATGTGGAGGAAAGCTCCACCCGCAGCGAAGACATTTCGATGGATTATGATTTTTTCCACTCGGACCTGATGGAGATTTCCTGCGGCGGCAATTATACGGCGAAGGTCATACCAAAGGACATCAATATCTGGATTTCCCGGCTGTTCCTTGGGGACGCGGACGGGTTTTCCATCCTCTATTACCAGGACGTGGACTCCCTCGTCTATTGGGCGAACCAGGCGGCGTACCGCTGGAAGCTGCGGGGGATGTGTATGTGGTCGCTTGGGCAGGAGGACATGAGGATTTGGGAGTGGCTCCCAAAACAAATTTAATATTTCCAATGGATACAGGGCTGTCTGCCAGTTGGCGGGCGGCCTTTTATCATACACAAAAATCTTTTAAAGGAGGGTTTCACTATGAAGGAATTCTGGAACACGATCCAACTCATCTTTACGGCCATCGGAGGGTGGCTCGGTTACTTCCTGGGCGGCTGTGACGGCCTGCTGTACGCGCTGATCGCATTTGTCGTGGTGGATTATGTCACGGGAGTGATGTGTGCCGTGGCGGATAAGAAGCTGTCCAGCGAGGTCGGCTTTAAAGGCATCGCAAAGAAGGTGCTGGTCTTCCTGCTGGTGGGGATCGCCAACATCCTCGATGTGCAGGTCATCGGCACGGGCAGCGTCCTGCGGACGGCGATCATCTTTTTCTATATCTCCAATGAGGGCGTGAGCCTTTTGGAGAATGCCGGACACCTGGGGCTGCCCATCCCGGAGAAGCTGCGTGAGATTTTAGAGCAGCTCCACAACAGGGCTGAAAACGGGAAGGAGGACGAGTAAATGAAGCTGGTAGAATCAATTCTGACAAGGAATCCCTGCTACACGGCAGGGAGGAAGATCACGGTGAAGGGGCTGATGCTCCATTCCGTGGGCTGCCCGCAGCCGAAGACATCCGCATTCATCAGTTCATGGAACAGCCCGTCGCATGATACTTCCTGTGTCCACGGATTTATTGATGGGAGCGATGGCACGGCTTACCAGACGCTCCCCTGGAACCACCGGGGATGGCACTGCGGCTCCGGCAGTAAGGGCAGTGGCAACAATACCCACATCGGCGTGGAGATGTGCGAACCGGCGTGTATTAAGTACACATCGGGAAGCAGTTTCACTTGCTCCGATATGGCCACGGCAAAAGCGGTGGCAAAGCGCACCTATGAGACGGCTGTGGAGCTGTTCGCCATGCTCTGTGAAAAGTATGGCCTTGACCCGCTTGCGGATGGAGTCATCATCAGCCACAAGGAAGGCTGTGCGAGGGGCATTGCCAGCAACCACGGCGACCCGGAGCATTTATGGGCGCAGCTTGGAATGGGATATACCATGGATGGGTTCCGCAAGGCGGTCAAGGCGGCAATGGGCGGCGCATCCTCCGGCACAGTTGGATACACGAGAATCATGGGAAGTGCCGTGGCAACGGCGGAGCAGATGAAGGCATATCTGAAAAAGAAGAACCCGTCCGTGGCACAGTCTGTCTTCGATATGATCCCGCTGTACCTTTCGGAAGGAAAAGCGGAAGGGGTGCGGGGAGACATTGCCTTTGCGCAGTCCTGCCTGGAAACCGGGAACTTCACTTTTTCCGGCTCTGCGGTCACGCTTTCACAGAATAATTTCTGCGGCATGGGCGTGACTTACAACAGGGTAAAAGGGAATTCCTTTGACACGCCGCAGCTCGGAATCCGGGCGCAGGTGCAGCACTTGAAAGCCTACGCTTCCAAGGAGGCTCTGAAGAACGCCTGCATTGACCCGCGGTTCAAATATGTCGCGAGGGGCTGTGCGGAATATGTGGAGTGGCTTGGACAGAAAGAAAACCCGGATGGGAAAGGATGGGCGGCAGGCGCCGGTTATGGGGAGAAAATCCTCGCAATCCTGAAAGGCATCCTTGGCACGGCGGGAGAGGCAGTTCCTTCCGCTCCTGCAGAAACCGATTTCTGGTACCGCGTCCGGAAGACCTGGGCAGACGCATCCTCGCAGAAAGGGGCGTTCAAGTCGCTGGAGAACGCAAAGAAATGTGCGGATGAGAATCCCGGTTATTCCGTGTTTGATGAATCCGGGAAGGCGGTGTATTCCAGTGCGGCAGCGTTTGTGCCGTATCTGGTGCGGGTATCCATCCCCGACCTGAATATCCGGAAAGGCCCTGGCACTGACCATGCAAAGACCGGGAAATATACGGGAGCCGGCACTTTCACGATTGTGGAAGAAGCGGACGGCGAAGGCGCGTCCAAGTGGGGGCTGCTGAAATCCTATCAGGAAAAGAGAGATGGATGGATTTCGCTGGACTATGGCAAAAGAGTATAACTGAATATCGGAGGACAGAAAAACAAGCCCGTGGCATTTGAAACGATGCTGCGGGCTTGTTTTGCGTTCTGCGGTTTCA